ACGTCCCCAACAATGGCGACGCACGACGCCTGCCGATCAGCCAGCTCCTGCAGTACTTCCAGCAGACGTTTGCCAGCCCAACGCTGGCCACCAACGTTTACACCCCTGGCACCGGCTTCAACATTGCGGTGCCGACGCCTGTGGCCGACCAGCAGTGGATGCTGATCCAGCCTGCCGGCACGCTGGCTGCCGGCACTGTTACGCTGCCGCTGAACACGCAGACACCTGACGGCACCGAGGTGCTGGTCACGACCACGCAGATCATCACGACCTTTACGCTGGCCATCAATGGCGCGTCCGCATCCTACGGTGCGCCGACCACGCTGGCTGCAAACGCATTTTTCCGCATGCGCTTTGTGCAGGCGACCAACTCCTGGTACCGGATCGCCTGATCATGGCCACCAAGAAAGACCCCAGGCTGGAGCGCATTGGCGTGGATGGCTTCAACAAGCCCAAGCGCACGCCATCGCATCCGACCAAGAGCCACGTCGTCGTGGCCAAGGCTGGCGACCAGGTCAAGACGATCCGGTTCGGCCAGCAGGGCGTCTCTGGATCTCCGAAAAAGGAAGGCGAGAGTGCAGCCGACAAGGCACGGCGAGAGTCATTCAAGGCTCGGCACGCTGGCAACATCGCCAAGGGCAAAATGAGCGCTGCCTACTGGGCAGACAAAGTGAAATGGTGAGGCCATGCAGATACCAATCCTGAACGGCATCTACACCGACAACGGTCCAGACCTGCGCACGAGCTACCCGGTCAACATGGTGCCGGTGCCAAAGCAGTCCGGCATCAGCAATGGCTTCCTCCGTCCTGGTGATGGCATTGTGGCCAACGGCAGCGGCCCAGGCATAGACCGTGGCGGCATCAACTGGAACGGCATCTGCTATCGCGTCATGGGCACCAAGCTCGTGACCGTGGCCAGCAACGGCGCTGTGACCGTGCTGGGCGACGTTGGCGGCCCGACCAACACGCTGGTGACGTTTGACTACAGCTTCGACCTGCTGGCCATTGCGTCAGGCACCAGGCTGTATTACTGGAATCCTGCCACCAATACCCTGACGCAGAACACCGATCCAGACCTGGGCATCGTGCTCGATGTTGTCTGGGTGGATGGCTACTTCATGACCACCGATGGCGAGTTCCTGATCGTTACCGAACTGACCAACCCGCTGGATGTCAACCCGCTGAAATATGGAAGCTCTGAGGTAGATCCAGACCCGGTGGTGGCGCTGCTCAAGCTGCGCAATGAAATCTACGCACTGAACCGCAACACCATCGAGGTGTTCGACAACATTGGCGGCACTCTGTTTCCGTTCAACCGCATCGACGGCGCTCAGATTCAAAAGGGTGTTGTGGGCACGTTTGCCTGCTGCGTTTACATGGAGCAAATCGCATTCCTGGGCAGCGGCCGCAATGAAGCGCCAAGCATCTACATGGGTGCAGCAGCAACAGCGCAAAAGATCAGCACGCAGGAGATCGACGAGCTGCTGCTGAACTACACCGAGGCGCAACTGGCCACGGTCAAGATGGAGGCGCGCAACGACAAGGCGCACCAACACCTCTACGTCCACCTGCCAGACCGCACGCTGGTCTACGACGGCGCGGCATCGCAGGTGCTGGGAGAGGCTGTCTGGTTCACGCTGACCACCACCGTGGTCGGCTTCAGCCAGTACCGTGCGCGCAATCTGGTCTACGCCTACGACAAGTGGCTGGTCGGCGATCCGCAGTCCAGCAACATCGGCTATCTGGTGGACACCATCGGCACGCACTGGGGCCAGAAAGTGCGCTGGGAGTTCGGCACGCTGATCGTCTACAACGAGGGCAACGGCGCGCTGTTCCATGAGCTGGAGCTGGTCAGCCTGACCGGGCGCGTGGCGCTGGGCATCGATCCGCAGATCAGCACCAGCTACTCGCTGGACGGTCTGTCGTGGAGCCAGGATCGGTTCATCCGTGCTGGCACCATCGGCAACACCAAGAAGCGCCTGGCATGGTTCCAGCAGGGCAACATGCGCAACTGGCGCATCCAGCGATTCCGTGGCGACAGCGACTCGCACATTGCATTCGCACGCCTTGAGGCGCAGATCGAAGGGCTGGCGTACTGATGGCCACCTCACCCTACTCTCGCAGGCTGAACCTGACGCGCGACCAGCTCGCGCAGTTCCTGACCGACCAGCAGCAGATCAGGCAGTTCGAGCTGCTGTTCTCGGTCGTGGACGAGCTGCAGGTGATCACCGGCACGGACTTCGAGTACCAGGCTGACACAGCGGCGGCCACGGCCAACGAGGCGCTGGCCCAGATTGCGGCATTGGCGCAGGACACGGCGGTCGAAGATGCCGTGCTGAACGCCAAGGTTCAGCAGGCACTGGACGCAATTCCACGCCTGGCCCAGGTGCTTAACCTGCTGGCTCTTGCGCCAGTCCAGCAGAACAACAACTCGGTCACCACCGACTACATCGACTTCAATACCAATGCGCCTGATCCGGCCACGAAGGTTGGCAGGCTGCACTGGAATGGCGGCTACACGCTCAACCTGGACATGACGCCAAACGTCAACCAGTCTATTGGCGAGTCGCAGTACTACTACATCAAGGCATCGGCCAACATTGCCAAAGGTCAACTGGTGATGTTCGATGGCGCTGTCGGGTCGTCTGGCGTGCTCAAGGGCAAACCATCGACCGGCTTGACCAATGGCCAGCTTGTCATGGGCGTGGCGGCGGAAGCTATCGCAAACAACAACTTCGGCTTGGTTTCCAGCTTCGGTCTGGTGCGTGGATTCAACACCACAGGCACGCCTTATGGCGAAGTCTGGGCAGATGGCGACATCCTGTACTACAACCCATCGTTTGCTGGTGGCCTGACAAAGAACCTGCCACAAGCACCAACGCCTCATGTGGTGGTGGCTGCGGTGGTCAATGCTGCACCGGCAGGCTCTGGCTCCATTTTTGTCAGGGTTCAAGCTGAGCCGCTGGTCGGCCAACTTTCAGACGTCTACGCTCCAGCACCTTCAACTGGCGATGTCCTCATTTACGACGGCATCCAGCAACGCTGGGAAAGTGGGCCATTGACGGCTGCTGCCTTGCCTGCGTTTGTCAAATCTAACCTGGTGCTCACATGGCTTTCGATGTAATTACCCCAACCAAGCTGGGCCAGGCGGCGATCACCACTGGCGTGACCACGCTTTACACCGTGCCGGCCAGCACCCGCACGCTGCTCAAAGAGTTCAGCATTGCCAACACCACGGCGGCGGCCATCAATGTGCGCGTGTTCCTGGTGCCTTCTGCTGGCACGGCAGGAACGACAAACGCTTTCCTCTACGATGTGTCCGTCCCGGCAAACAATGCCCTGCAGTACAACGGCGTGCAGGTGATGAACGCAGCCGAAACCATCCAAATCCAGGCGGCCTCGGCAGGCCTGACCATCACGGCCAGCGGTGCCGAAGCAATATAAGGAGCATGAAATGACCGTAACCATCAAGGTGCTGATCCCACCGAAGCAGGCCGAGAACACCCAGACCACTCAGTACACGGCGGTGAACTGCAAGACCATCATCGACAAATTCACAGCCACCAACACCACTGCAGGCAACGTGACCATCAGCGTCAACCTGGTGACCAGCGGCGGCAGCGCAGGCGCAAGCAACCTGATCGTGGACACCCGAGCCATTGCACCGGACGAGACCTACACTTTCCCGGAGCTGGTCGGCCAGGCTTTGGAGCCTAGCAGCTTCATCTCCACCATTGCAAGCGCAGCCACGTCACTGACCATCCGTGCAAACGGCCGCGAGATCACCTAAAGGAGTAAGACATGGACTACGCAAAGATGCCCAAAATGATGGTTGCAGGCTTCGGTGGCCTGCCCATCGACGAGCCGTTCCTGACCACTGCCGAGAACCGCAAGAACTACGAGACGGCCGTGCAGGACTGGAACTACGGCCCCGAGATGCCGACCAATGAGCCAGGCGCGAACAAGCCGTTCTATGTGGCTCTGGCCAAGGCCATGCAGTGCGACGAGAAGGACGCAAGGCGCAAGCACTGCTCCAACTGCGAGTACTACGACAACAGCCTGATGACTCAGGTCAAGATCGAGCGCATTCCAATGGCCGCCTATGACAAGGGCGCAGGCTTTCGTGGCCACTGCGAGAAGCTGGACTTCATCTGCAACGACATGCGCGTCTGCCAGGCATGGGAAGAGCGCGAAGATGAAGAGGATTGACCAAATGGCAAATTGTGGGAAAATAAAGGTGCTGAGCCGATTGAGCCGCCAGCAGCTCAAAGTCCCTACTAGGAGGATTCGATGAGCGATGTCGCGGTTCAGGAAGTTGCGCAGCAGGCCAATGTGCCTCCCGAGCACCTGCCTATCTACCGCCTGGAGGCCGAGCTGCTCAAGCTGCCCCAGGTTGACATGCCTGTCGAGCACACCTTCTGCAATGGCCTCTACGCTCGCACCATGCACATCCCGGCAGGCACCGTCCTGACCGGCGCAGTGCACAAGGACGAGTCCTTCTTCGTTGTTCGCAAAGGCCACCTGATCGTCACCACTGACGACGGCTCGGCCCAGGTCGGCCCCGGCTTCATGAGCGTCACCAAACCCCACACCAAGCGCGCTGGCGTCGCACTGACCGAAGTCGAGGTCACCACCTTCCACGCCAACCCGACGAACGAGACAGACCCGCAAGTGATCTGGGACATGTACACCGTACCAGCACCGGCTCCGGTCTTGGAGGCCGTCCAACATCCACACCTGGAGGGCACAAAATGAGTTTTGGACTATCTGGAGCAGCGCTGGCAGGCATTGCCGTTGGCGGCGCAACCCTTATCTCCGGCATGGCGCAAGCCGATGCCGCTGAGTCTGCTGCACAAACGCAGGCCGGCGCTTCACAGGCCGGCATCGCTGAGCAGCGTCGCCAGTTCGAGGCGATTCAAAAGCTGCTCGAACCCTACGTTCAGGCAGGCACTGGAGCGATCAGCCAGCTACAACCATTCCAGCAGGCCGGTGCGCAAGCATTCGAGCAGCAGCAGGCCATTGCTGGGCTACGAGGCCCAGAGGCGCAGCGCGCGGCCATTGCGCAGATCGAGCAGGGCGCTGGCTTTCAGGCTCAGGTCCAAGCTGGCGAGGAGGCGCTACTGCAGCGCGCCTCGGCTACTGGCGGCCTGCGTGGCGGCAACATTCAGGGCGCGCTGGCGCAGTTCCGTCCGCAGATGCTGCAGCAGGCCATCGAGCAGCAGTACGGCCGCCTGGGCGGCTTTGCAGGCGCTGGCCTGGGTGTTACCGAGCAGCTTTACCGTGGCGGCCAAGCTGCTGCGGCTGGCCAGGCATCGCAGGCCCAGGCTCTTGGCACCAATGTTTCCAACCTGCTGGCACAGCAGGGCGCAGCCCTGGCCGGTGGCGAACTGGCGCAAGGCAGAGCGTTTGCTGCCATCCCGTCCGCAATTTCTGGAGGCCTTGGAATCTTCTCTGGTCTGGGAGGTAAATTCTGATGGTCCAGCCAATCAACTACGCCATTGACATCCCTGATCCGTCGCAGGCTTTCCTGCAGGCATTCAAGACCGGCACGGCTGTCACAGAGAGCCGCCTGGCGCAAGAAGAAGCACAGCGCAAGGCCGAGCAGCAAAGGACCGTCATGCAAGCCTTTGAGCGACTGCGCCAGCCAGGCGCAACGGCAAAGGACTATGCCAATCTGTCCATGCTGCTGCCTGAGACGCAGGCCAAGGCCGTGCGCGAGAGTTTCAACATGCTCAACGCAGATCAGCAGCAATCTGCCAGATCGCAAGCTGGGCAGGTTTTCTCTGCGTTCAGGTCTGGCCGTCCTGAGATCGCCATTGGCCTGATCCAGCGTCAGATTGACGCTAAGCGCAACAGCGGCGACGAGTCCGGTGCTCAGTTTCTGGAGACCTGGCGCGACGTGGCCAAGGAGACGCCAACGGCCACCGAGGACTACTTCGGCGGCATTCTGGCCGAGATGCCTGGCGGCAAAGATGTGCTTGAGGCTGCGCTGAAGGTTTCTGCTGAGCGCAGGACGGCTGCGATGCAACCAGCAGCACTGAGGAAAGCAGTGGCTGATGCAGATGCTGCTGTGGCCGAGGCACAAAGAAAAGTTGCAGAGGCAGCAAGCACGCCTGACAGGCTGAAAGCAGAGCAAGACCTAAGGCTGGCTCAAATCAGGAAAGAAAAAGCAGACGCTGATGTGGCTGCTGGAACCGTGCAGTCTCGCATTGCGAAGGCTGCAGAGGAGGCCAAGCCTGCTCCTGGGTTTGCAATCATCCCAGAGGCAGAAAGAGCAAGCCTCGGGCTTCCTCCTGGCGTCTACCAAAGAAATCTGGGAACGCAGAAGATCGAGCCTGTCAGCAAAGAACTGGTCAGGATCGACATGGGCCAGCAGCGCGAGACGCTGGCGCTCAAAGAACTGGACGTGCCCAGGGCGCAGGAGTTCTCTGCCGCTGCAGCGTCTGCCAGGTCACTTGCGCGAGACTCCAAGGTCATCGCCGACTTGCTCAAAGGCAAAGGCGGTGGTGCCACTGTCAAACTGACGACAGACTTTGCCAAGACTCTTGGGTTTGAGACCGACACCGTCAGAGCCAACGACCTCGCCAACTCTCTGGCGATCCGTGGTGCCACGCAGCTTCGACCACCTGGCTCTGGCTCTACGTCAGACACCGAATTCAAGGCATTCGTCTCGGCATTCCCGTCGCTGGCGAACTCTGAAGGCGGCCGCGAGTTGATGGCCAAGTATGCAGACGCCTTTGCAATACGATCCGCAAAACTTGCAGACCACGCCAGGAAGCTGATTCGTGAGGACAGGTACAGCGAAGAAGAGATCGCAAGATTCGACACGAGCCTCGGTGCCATTCTTAAAGACGACTTCTACAAGCGCCCTGGGACTGGCGCTCCTGTCACCATCACATTGCCAAACGGTCAACGTGCAACATTCCCGAATCAACAGGCGGCTGATGCATTCAAGCAAAGAGCAGGGATTCAGTAATGGCAACCGATCTTGAAGAACTTGTAAAACAGTTTGGTGGGACGGTGTCAGGTACTGCACCGGCACCTACACCAACTCCTGCACCTGCCGCAGCTCCTGTTGCTGCACCTGCGCCTATGGTTGCGCCAGCAGCAATGGCTGCGCCGGCAATGGCACCTGCGCCTGCACCTATGGCGGCCACCAGGGTTGCCAGGCCTGCTCCTGCCGCTGTAGCGGCTCCTGCGCCTATGGCTGCACCTGCCCCGGCAGCTCCGGCTCCTGCTGCGCCTACCACTGACATGACGGCATTGGCTGCAGAGTTCGGTGGCCGGCCAGAGATGGGCTTTTTTGGAAGCATCGTCGAGTCAGTCACTGGCCGCGCTCGGGCAACGCCTGAGACGCAGCGCCTGCCTGAGTGGACTTCCATGCCAGAACTCAACCAGATGAGCATGGCGTCCTTCAAGTCGGCGCTGGGCACTTTGCTGACCAACCCGCAGGAGACGGTGCAGATTCTGCAGTCCAATTTCCCAGGCATGCAGGTGCGTCAAGATGCCAGAGGCAATTTCATCTTGCGCTCATCGGTCGACCAAAAAGAGTACGCCATCCCGCCTGGCTTCAGTGCTGGAGACATTCCAAGGGCGCTGGGCGGCCTGTTTGCCTTCACCCCGGCAGGCCGAGCTGCGACCATTCCTGGCGCAGTCGTTGCTGCTGGTGTAACCCAAGCTGGCATCGAGGCGACCCAAGCAGCCACTGGCGGCGAAATCAGCCCAGCAGAGATCGGCATGGCAGCCGCCACAGGCCCAGCAGGACAGATCATTCAGCGTGCTGCACCTCCGGTGGCCGCAGCCGTTCGCAGAGGCGTACAGCGCGTCACAGGCCGCGCGCCGGCCGCTGCTGCACCTGCTCCCGCACCTCGCGTCGAGCCGACATTTGAAGCGCCTCCAACAACGCCTGAAGCACAACTTCGCGCACTGGAGTTTGATCAACAGATTCTTGCATCTCAGCCACTTCGGCCTGGCGAGTCTCAATCACTGCGAGAAATCAGGTTGCAGGAACTCCAGCAGCAAATAGACCAACTCAGAGCAGCGCCAGCAGCCCCTGCAGCGGCTCCTGCTGCTGCGGCAATACCAGAGGCACCACCTGCGGCTCCCGGTCCTGCTGGCGCTCCTATGGGCACGGCAATGGCCCCTGAAGTGCCGCCTGCGGCTCCTGGGGCTGCTGCTGCTGTTCCGGCTGGCGATGTTGGCGAGGTGTTGAACTTGGCTCGCAAGGCAGGCGGCATGGGTCCAGGGTCAACTGCGGCCAAGGCCAAGCTGGTCGACATGGCTCAGGTAAACCCTGATGCTCGTGCAGCAGCCGAGCGTCTGGGCATTGATGTGCCGTTCGACGTGCTGAGCGACAACCCGCAGGTGCGCAGTGCTGTGGGCCTGACCCGCGCGCTGGTCGCAGGCGAGGCCGAGGCAGCATGGGAAAACACCGTGCGCCAGGCCATCC